GGGCGACTGCATCATGGCATTCTGGAATGCACCTCTTGATTGCAAAGACCATGCTGAATTAGCAGTTAAATCTGCATTGGAAGTATTAGATGCAACACAGAAACTTAATGAAGAGCTTGCTCCTCTCAACCTGCCTCCTATTAATGTCGGCATTGGCATCAGCACAGGAGAGTGTATTGTCGGAAACATGGGGTCAGAAATTAGATTTGACTATTCAGTCATCGGAGATGCAGTCAACTTGGGTGCTAGACTTGAAGGACAAACAAGAAATTATGATGGGGTTGACTTGTTGTTATCGGAACGAACTTATCACTTATGTCCATCAAGAGCATTCAAGGAAATTGATAAAATCCTCGTTAAAGGAAAATCAGAAAAAGTTCGAATTTACACACCACTGGAAACGAATCCCACTTAACATCAAAAGTGATATAATATTCTTTAACTTTTAGTTGACAAATACCAAAATGATGAGATAATAATTATATGAGATTATTAGAAGAATCTTATGGGGATATCAGAATCTTTTCTGAAAGACCCTTTGGATATAAGAGATACATCGTAGAAAGACCAGATTCAACCCAAATCTACTCTGGATTATGGTATTCTTTAGAAAAAGTTAAAGAATTTGTTGAAAAAGACTTGAAATCTAAAGATTAATCCTTATATATACTAATAGGAATGCTCACAGGGAGATTCCATATACAATTTTAACCTTGCATAAATGGAGGCAAAAATGGTAAAATTAACTACGCTGGACTTACAGGAAATGTTAAAACTGACAAGTCCATTCTCAATTGGTGTGGATGACTTCTTTCGAAGAATAGATGATGTTCAAAGAAACAACAGTCAATCATACCCACCTTATAATATCACAAAAATTGATGACGAACACTTCGTTATCGAGATTGCGTGTGCTGGATTCGGTAAAGACAACATCGACATTACAGTTCAAGAAAATGAACTAAAAGTCGTTGGTGACAAAGAGAATCCAAATCCAGAGAGGATTGCAAATTCACATGCAATTCACACTGGTATTGCAGCTAGGAAATGGTCAAGAAAATTTGTTCTTGCAGATGATGTAGAAGTTGGTTCTGCATCTATACAAGATGGTATTCTTGGAATTCCTATTACTAAAATTATTCCAGACGAAAAGAAACCTAGAAAGATTTCTATTGGGAGTAAGAAATTACCTAAAGAGTTCTTAACAGAACATGGATGGGGTTTCAATAGTAAATAAAAGGTTGACACAACCCAGTCTCGTGGTATACTAAATATAGTTATAAAAATTATAAGAGGTATTTTACATTATGTTAAATAAAGGAAACATGAACGACCTTCACTCTGTCAGATTTCAAACTAGACAAGATGGAGACTGGGTTGAGGTCGATTTAGATAATTTAATGGAAGATAAGACCATTGTGGTGTTTGGTTTGCCTGGAGCATTCACACCAACATGTTCTACTTTCCAACTACCTACTTTCGAAGAAATGTATGACCAGTTTTTAGAATCTGGTGTTGATGAAGTTTACTGTACATCTGTAAACGATTCATTCGTCATGAATGCATGGTTCGAACAACAAGGTATTGAAAAAGTAAAACCTTTACCAGATGGTAATGGTGAACTTGCAAGACAACTAGGTCTTCTTGTCAAAAAAGAAAATCTAGGATTTGGGTTAAGGTCTTGGAGATATGCAATGTTAGTTGTCGATGGAACAGTCGAACTAATGAACATAGAACCAAACCTATCTGACAATTGTCAAACAGACCCTTATGAAAGAAGTAAACCAGAGGTATTCTTACAAGAAGTAAGAGACCACTTTGGTTTAAATCTAGTACCAATGACTGATGCTCACAAAGCAAGGGAGTTAACAGAGGAAGAACTTGCAGAGGCTAGAAGTCAAGACCCTAATAATCATGATATCAATGTTGATGTACTCGATATTGAGAATCAAACAACAGAGGAATAATTATGGAATATGTGATTGGAATAATAGTTTTATGTGTTTTTGGATACTTTGTATACAATTCAGCAACGAATACTGCTGACACTGTAGTTGGTGATGCACCAGTAGAAACACCAAAACCTACAAAACTATCTAAAGCAAGACTAACTGCACTTACAAAAGCACAATTAGTCGAAAAAGGAAATGAACTTGGTGTTAAGGTTAACACTAGAGAAGTGAAATCTAAAATCGTAAATCAAGTTTATAAAGCACAGTAATGTCTTTACCTAAATACAAAATTGTCATCAATGCAAAAGATGGTGAGAATGGAGTAGAAATTACTGAGGGTAAATATGAGGGAGTCATATATACCTATGGTGAAGTTCAATTTCTTCCAGTAGAAGAAGACGAACCACCAACAATTAATTTTACTAGAGCAGTTCGTAAGTGTCCAGAGGATATGGTAGACACGATATCAGATGATAAAGAGTTTAATCAAATCATGGGTGATATACTTATTGAAATGTTACAAGAACAAGGTGATAAAGCCGTGGAGTTACTCAAAGATGATAAAGAATCCAACGAAACTTAGAGAAGAAATTACAAGAGACGAAGGTGTCGTCTATGAAATCTACAAAGACCATTTAGGTTATCCTACCTTTGGAATTGGTCACCTAGTAAAAGATTCAGACCCAGAGTTTGGACAAGAAGTGGGTACACCAGTATCCCAAGAAAGAGTGGATGAAGTATGGGAACATGACTTTGCAGAACATGTAGAGGAGTGTGCAAAACTTTATCCAGATTTAGAAAATTATCCAGATGAGGTTCAAAGAGTTTTAGTTAACATGACCTTTAACATGGGTATGACAAGACTATCTAAATTCAAAAACTTTAAAGCTGCAATCGAAAGAAATGATTGGAAACAAGCTGCAGTTGAAGGAAGAGACTCTAGATGGTACAATCAAGTTACCAATCGTGCAGAACGATTAATGGTAATGTTAGAGGAAGTATGAATATAAAATATGTAAAATTAGTTACAGGTGAAGAACTTGTTACTGAGTATATTGAAGAAACTAGAAATCCCAAAGTTATAATGAAAAATCCTTTAGGGATTTTAGCACAACAAACAGAAAAAGGTTTCAATATACAATTAGTACCTTATGGTTCTATGGCAGATAAAGAAACAATCGTTGTTAATCAAAGAAGTATTGTGTTCACAGCAGAACCAGAAACAAAACTTCGTAATCAATACGAGTCAATTACTGGACAAGTAATTACTCCACCAACCCCACAAATAGTAACATGAAAGACCAAATAGTTAAAGCATTACATCAAAAATATCTAGGAATAATTGCAGAGGCAGAAGCAAATGTAGAAATATATTTGACAAATCCAGCAGGTATAGGAGAACATCCAGATGTCCTTGATGCAATCCATACACAATTAAGAAAGATTGCAGAAGCAGAACATCATATTGAAATATTACAAAAACGCTTCAATGACATGCATTCAATTCATATTGACGAAAACTAAAACTAGTAGTATACTAGATATATGCACTTTTATACAAATGTCTATCAACATAGAAATCTAATCCTTGTTCGTGAGTTCAAGGATGGTGAGTATTTACAAAAACAAGTACAATACAAACCTACATTCTATGTTCCAACAAATAAAGATTCATCCTTTAGAAGTATCACAGGTAAAAACTTAGAACCCAAAAAGTTTGGTTCTATTGCACAGGCAAGACAGTTTCGTGATAAATGGAAAGATGTTGAAGGATTTGATATTCATGGAATAGAAAGACATCCATACGCTTACATTGCAGAACATTTTCCTCAAGATATTGAGTGGATGATGAGACATATTCGTATCATGAATCTTGATATAGAATGTGAATGTGAAAATGGATTTCCAGAACCAACAGAAGCTGCAGAAGAAATCAATGCAATAACTTACAAGTTTTTTGGTAATCCTACCAAGTATGTGTTCGGTACACAACCATGGGAACACAATGACCCAAATATCAAATACTTTCATTGTCAAAATGAAAAACAACTTCTCAAAACTTTTCTAGAAGAATACAAAAAAAATTATCCAGATATAATCACTGGTTGGAATGTTGACCAGTTTGATATCACTTATCTTTACAATAGATTTAACAAATTATTTGGAACTGCTGTTGCAGACCAACTATCTCCATGGAATCTAACTACAGTTCGTGAGTGGGAACAGTTTGGTCTAGGTGGTAAAAAACAACAAGCATATACACTAACTGGTGTTGAGGTTGTAGATTACTTACAGCTTTATCAAAAGTTTACATTCAAAAGAAGAGACAGTTACAAACTAGAAAACATTTGCCAGATAGAACTTGGTAAAGGTAAAATCAATTATGAAGAGTTTGGTGCAATGCATCTGTTCTACAAGAAAGATTATCAAAAGTTTCTAGAATATAATGTTCGTGATGTTACCTTGGTTGAGGAACTAGAAGATAAACTAGGATTGATGGGATTACTACTTGCAATGTCTTATTCTGCAAAGTGTAATTATCTAGATGCATTCAGACAAGTAAGATACTGGGATATTCTAATCTTCAATCGTTTAAGACAACAGAATATTATTGTACCACCATCAAGGACAGGTCAACCTAAAAAACAAAAGTTTATGGGTGCATATGTTAAAGAACCACAGGTAGGAATGCATGAATGGGTTGTATCATTTGACTTAAACAGTCTGTATCCTCATTTAATTATGCAGTATAATATTAGTCCAGAAACCGCTGTAGAGTCTTCTGATATGAGTTTGACAGTTGATAAGATGTTATCTAAAGAAGTTGATGTACAAAGTCATTATGCAACCACACCTAATGGTGCAAGATTTAGTAAAAGAAAACAAGGATTTCTTCCAGAAATTCTAGAAAACTTATATGATGAAAGAGTGTTGTGGAAGAATAAAATGATTGAACACCAGAAGGAGTTCGAGACTACAGATGACCCTAGAAGAAAACAAGAATTGAACAGAAAGATTGCAATTGCATATAACAATCAAATGGTTCGTAAGATTTCTTTGAACAGTGCTTATGGTGCAATAGGTAACGAGTGGTTTAGATACTTTGAATTATCTCTTGCAGAGGCTGTGACAAGTAGTGGTCAACTTGCAATTAAATGGGTCGAAAAGGCTGTTAACAAGTACTTAAATACAATTTTAAATACAGACGATGATTATGTTGTTGCAATCGACACAGACTCAATTTATGTAAGATTTGATGAATTGGTAAAAAGTGTTCAACCAAAAAACCCTATAGATTTTCTTGACCAAGTTGCAAAGGGTAAAATGCAAGAAGTAATTAATAAATGTTATGAAGAGCTTGCAGAATATACTAATGCATATCAAAACAAAATGGTTATGGGTCGTGAGGTAATTGCAGACAAAGGTATATGGACTGCAAAGAAAAGATACATTCTAAATGTACATGACAATGAGGGTGTAAGATTACATGAACCTAAACTTAAAATGATGGGTATAGAAACTGCAAAGTCATCTACTCCAGCATGGGTTCGTGATAAATTAGAACATGCACTAAAAGTTGTTATGAAGGGTGATGAAAAACTTGTACATGAATTTGTCGATAATGCAAGAAAAGAATTTAAAGAACTAGACCCATTTGATATTGCATTTCCTAGAAAGGTAAATGGTATCTTTGAGTATGAGAATGCAGTTACAATCTACAAGAAGTCAACACCAATGCATGTAAGGGCATCTTTACTTTACAATCATTATCTAAAACAAAAAGAAATAGAAATGAAATATGAATCTATTCAGAGTGGTGAACATATGAGATTCCTATATCTAAAAGTACCTAATCCAATTAAAGAAAATGTTATTGGTTTTATAAGTACTCTACCAAAAGAGTTTGAACTTCATTCTTACATTGATTATGATTTACAGTTTGATAAATCATTCATTGAACCTCTCAAATTAATTCTTGAAAAGATAGGTTGGTCAACAGAACCACAATCATCCCTTGAAGATTTTTTCAGTTGACAGAATAGGGTTTAGTAGTATAATAGAATAACAAGTCGAGGAATATATTATGGATTTATTAAAAGACCTTGCAAAAGCAAGTGGTAATGATTTAGCAGGAGTAGTATCAGATGGAATAGTCGCAGGTGATGTGGATGGTTATATTGATACAGGTTCTTATATTTTTAATGCATTAGTAAGTGGTGATATCTACAGAGGTATCCCATCTAATAAGATAACAGCATTGGCTGGTGAAAGTGCAACAGGTAAAACATTTTTTGCATTAGGAATGGTGCAGAAGTTTTTAGAAGACAACCCAGAGGGTAATGTCGTTTATTTTGAATCTGAGTCTGCATTGACTCAAGAAATGTTAGAAGAAAGAGGTGTCGATACAAGTCGGATACTTCTAGTTCCAGTTACAACCATAGAAGAGTTTAGAACTCAAGCAGTTAACATCATAGATGGATTTGAAAAACAAAGAAAGGGTGACGAAAAACTTTTCTTCGTTCTTGATTCACTTGGTATGTTATCTACAATCAAAGAGACAGAAGATATTGGGTCTGGTAAAAATGTCAGAGACATGACCAAGGCACAAGTTATCAAGGGTACATTCAGAGTGTTAACTTTGAAACTTGGTAAGGTAGGAATACCGATGATAGTAACGAACCATACTTATGATGTGATTGGTTCTATGTTCCCACAAAAAGAAATGGGTGGTGGTAGTGGATTGAAGTATGCAGCTTCATCTATC